CTTATCACCAAGCACTTTCCCGATTTTCGACGAGTCCTGAATGAGCTTCAGCGATATTCTGTTTCCGGTGTAATTGATGCTGGCATTCTTACCAGCATCAGTGAAAAGTCGATCAAGGATTTGATGGGATTTCTCAAATCGAAGAACTGGAAAGATATGAGGAAGTGGGTTGTTCAGAATCTCGATTCTGATCCTACTCGTATCTTTCGTTTGATCTATGATGGTTTGTTTGATTCGTTGAAGCCTCAAAGTATTCCTCGTGCGGTTATTCTGCTTGCGGATTATCAATACAAGGGAGCCTTTGTTGCCGATGCTGAAATTAACATGGTTGCTTTTTTGACCGAGCTTATGGTTGATATGGAGTTCAAGTAATGAGTGAGTATTTTATCATCGTTAAAAGGGATGAAGGGTTCTACATTATTGATTTTGAAGGTGTGGTAGAATACTTGAAGCCTGTAGCCAATATTTTCGGTCCATTCAAGAAAAAGGATGGAGCCGAAAAGTTTATGAAACAGTTTCTTGAAGATGGCTATGAAGGTGAGGGTCTTTTGTTCACGCATGGGAGTGATAATTATTAATGTATATTATTCTTGGTATCGTTTGTTGGTTTGTTCTTTCTCTTGTCGTCGGCGCATACGTTGGTGGTCTTCTGAAAAACAATTCAGAGTATTACGAACCCGTTGATGACACGGAAGAGAGTGAAGAGGATTTGTTTAGCAGAGAAAAAAAGGGATACTGACAATGGCTAAACTTGGTGACTTTCTGACAGCAATCAATCTAAGTAAAAAGAACCTTATGGAAGATGATCCGCTCGCAGAAAAGGAATATCCTCCGTTTATTATCAATCGTACTTTGTCTTATTTTCAAGATACGGTGCTTTATGCTAACGAGATGAACCTTCGCAGTCATCTTGATAACCGTCTACAAAACGACTATTTCCTAAATAGTGTTAGGAAAAAGAAACGATTTTCGAGATGGTTGAAGCCTGATAAAGATGAAGACATTGATGCAATCAAGGAGTATTATTCTTGCAGTAATGTAAAAGCACATGAGATTATAAATGTTTTGACAGGTGAACAGCTATCTCTTATTCATAAAAAATTGGAAAGAGGTGGAATAAAAAATGGAAAGCGAGCAAAGAAGTGAAGATTTAATTTTACCAGTAGACCTAAACTCGTTGGTAGAGATTGACCTAAATGACGATGAAGACTTCCTGAAGATACGAGAAACACTTACTCGTATTGGAATCGCAAGTAGAAAAGAAAGAACTCTCTTTCAATCTTGTCACATTTTACACAAGCGCGGCAAATATTATATCGTTCATTTCAAAGAACTTTTCGCTTTGGATGGAAAGGTATCTACATTCAATGAAACGGATTTAGGTAGAAGAAATACCATTGTCAATCTTTTGGCAGAGTGGGGTTTGTTGAGTTTGGTAGATCCAAAGAAGAGTGTTGAACCTACAGTCTCACTAAGCCAAATCAAAATCATTTCACACAAAGATAAATCAAACTGGAATCTCGTTGCTAAATATAATATAGGTAACAAGTCGAAGTAGGAGAGTTGTTTTGAATTTAGTAGAGGCAAGTCTAAATAGAATTTACGAGAAAACAAAGAACTATGCTGTCGGTGCCGTAACCGCATATCGAGGTGACAAAGCCAAGCAGCTAAACAAGGCAGACAATAAGAAACTTCTCGCATATCTTTTGACCAGAGGATATTCTGTTATCAAGGTCAAGGGTAGCTATTGGGAAAATTTCCAAACACCTACTCAAAGAGAAGTGGGTGAAGAGTCTTTCTTTGTTGCCAATCATAATGTCGAGGGTGATGATGGTGGTCAGCTTGAAAAGGATTTAATCAAGCTGGGTCGCCTATACGATCAAGATAGTATTTTGAGTGTTCAATACAATCAACCCGGTGTGTTGATCGGAACCTCGAAAAGAGAAGATGCCTTTCCAGACTACAATCAAAAACATGTAGTTGGAAAGCCTATCTTTGGAGACGCCAAGGGACAATTCTTTTCTCGCGTCAGGGGAAGAAAGTTTGCCTTTGAGTCTGCGAACGATGCTGAACGACCGATGACCTATAATGGTAAGTGGGCAATGGCATTATTCGCAAAAGAAGTGAAAGAAAAAATTGATGAAATAGAAGATTAGGGGTTGACAAGTTTCAAACTTGTGCTTACCTTTAGGTTTCAACAAATGCCAAAGTTGGGTTTGTTGAATATAACTTGCTTATTATAAGGAGAAAAAGCAATGAATAAAATCACAACGTCATATAGAATGCCCAATGTTTTCAACGAACTTCGCAACGATCCGTTCCTGTTAGGATTCGATCAAATCTTTGATCGTCTTCTATCTACGGGAGTCGGAGCTTCGCAAGGGGCATCTTATCCTCCCTACAATATCGTAAAGGTTTCTGATAATCAGTTTCGTATTGAACTTGCGATTGCGGGATTTACTGAGGATGAAGTTTCGGTAACTGTTCTGGATGATAAGCTGACTGTCGAGTCCGACAAGAAGAATGATGTGGTTGCCGAGAATGAAGTTAGACTTCATCAAGGAATTGCGGAGCGTAACTTCAAGCGAGTATGGACATTGAGTCCTACTGTTGTTGTTACTGGAGCGGATCTGGTCAATGGTCTTTTGACGATTACGTTGGAGAATGTTGTACCGGAAAAGGATGTTCCGAAAAAGATTCCGATCAACAAAACTTTGTAATATATAAACAAGAGGGGGAGCAATGCTCCCCTTCTTTCATTAGGAGACTTTATTATGGAATTGATTTTCAATCGACCGAAGCGTGAAATTGATCGAGTATTTTTACATTGTTCCGCTTCTAGTTTACCTGCTCACGATGATGTTTCAGTTATTCGATCTTGGCATCTGAAGAATGGTTGGAGTGACATTGGATACCATTACTTCATCAAGTTTGATGGGATGATTCAAGTTGGCAGAAACCTTGAACAGACACCTGCTGCACAAAAGGGTCACAACGTAGGAACGATTGCGATTTGTCTTGCGGGAAACACTATTTCCGATTTCACTGATGAGCAGTTTGAAAGTCTACAATCTTTATGTAAACAAATCAATAAACAAATTCCTGACGTGACTTTTCATGGTCATTGTGAGGTGGCACCAAAACTATGTCCGGTGTTTGATTATCAAGAAGTCCTCGATTTGGATGAGCTTGGTAAAATGCTTGACGAGAATGCGGAATCTAACAGGCATAAGAAAGTTGAAGCTCAAGCCAAGTTCATCGAAGTGTTTGAGGAGTTGATGGACATTTCGCGAAGGCTTGAAGATTTAATGCGTGTCTCTCAAGAGTTGGGAGATATGATTGACGAACTCTGATTGAGGTGAATGTGAGTTTTTATACGAACGTCAAAGTTGTTGGTGATTATATCTTCCTTCGTGGTGTGGATGATGAAGGTAAGCGATACGATAAGAAGCTGAAGTATAGCCCGGTACACTTTGTTCCTACGAAAGAGAAAACAAAGTATATTACACTTGATGGTAGGCATGTTGCTCCCATGAAGTTTGAAACAATGAAGGAAGCTCGTAACTTCATCGAACAATATAAGGATGTAGAAAATTTTCCGATTTATGGTTACGATAGGTACGAAACGACTTTCATTGGGGATGAATATCCCGGTGAGATTGATTATGATTTTTCTAAACTGGTAGTTGCCAATATTGATATTGAGGTTGCGTCTGACGAAGGGTTTCCTGATCCGAAGTTCGCGTCATCTCCTATCATTTCGATCGCAGTCAAGTTCAATGACAAGTTTCTTGTTTTTGGATATGGAGAACCTGATGGATGTAATATCGCAGATACTCTCGCAGCTCGGGGTATTGATTATATTTCTTGTGAAGACGAGCTTGATCTATTGGATCGTTTTATTCGTGCTTGGTCTAGTATATACCCTGATATTGTTACGGGATGGAACGTAAACGGATTTGATATTCCGTACATCATCAATCGAATCACTCGCGTCAAGTCTGAAAAAGAAGCTCGTAAAATCTCTCCTTGGAAACACTATGCTTCGCGAACTTTCACAGGTAAGTATGGAGCTGAAGTTACGAACTACTTGATCTCTGGGATTTCTGTTCTTGACTACATCGAGCTTTATCAAAAGTTCACTTATGTAAATCGGGAAAGTTATCGACTTGATTATATTGCCAATGTTGAGCTTGGTGAACGAAAGCTATCTTACTCTGAGTTTGGTAGTCTTCATACTCTTTACAAAAGAGATTATCATAAGTTCATTGAATATAACGTCAAGGATGTTGAGCTTGTAGAAAGACTTGAAGACAAGATGAAGTTGATTGAGATGGTTGCCGCGATGACTTATTCATCGAAGGTAAACTTCGGTGATGTTTTCTCACAGGTTAGAATGTGGGAAAATCTTTGCTATCATCATCTCAAGAAAACCAATCGTGTATTTCCTGAAAGAAAGGATGGAGAAAAGACTGCGAAGTTTGAAGGTGCTTATGTAAAAGAACCTCAAGTCGGGTTTCATCGTTGGGTAGTTTCTTTTGATTTGAACTCACTCTATCCACATTTGATGATGCAGTATAATCTTTCCCCAGAGAAGTTGCTCACAGAAAATCAGGTGGAGTCTGATTTGGTTTCTTCTTTCAAGGAAGACGCATGGCGCACTTCTTTGGAGTACGATAAGATTATTGACAAGGAGTTTGATACTTCACTTCTCAAGAAATATAATCTTACGTTCGCACCGAATCTTATGTTCTTCAAAAGAGATTCGCAAGGATTTCTTCCCGAGATGATGGAAAACCTCTATACGGAAAGACTAAACTACAAAAAGCAAATGATTGGGGCACAAAAAGAATTAGAAGCTATTGATGCAGAGATTCGCCGAAGAAATCAGAAAGACTAAATAAAGTAATAGATACCTAACGCATTAGTGGAGGATATATGTATTACTTAATATACGAAACACGAAATAAGTTAAACGGCAAAGTCTATCGCGGCGCGCATAGAACCAAAGACCCAGCCGACGGGTATATGGGTTCTGGTGTGGCTCTCCATAGAGCGATGGAGAAGTATGGTCGAGAGAACTTTGAAACAATCATCTTGGAGTTCTGCGAAACGACTGACGAGATGTGGGAGAGAGAGCGAGAGTTAGTAGAGATCGGAGAACACACATACAACTTAACTCTAGGCGGGAAAGGTGGATTCGGTCATATCGACAACTCTGGTGACAAAAATCCTATGCGGAACCCAGAAGTTGCGGAGCGCATGGTAGCATCTGCGCGCGCGAACGGCTCATATCATACAGAAGCGAAATTAAACGCATCTCTTCGAAATCTACAAAAGGCGACAGAAGCGAATATAGGTAAAGAAAGATCAAACGAAACTAAAGCAAAGATTTCGTCCGGTAATCAAAAATATTGGGCGGAAAATAAAGAACGAATGCGGGATTGTCTTGCTTCGTGGTTTATGTTACAATCTCCAGATGGAGTAGAATATAAGACAAACAGACTAGAAGATTTCTGCAAAAAGCAAAAATTACCATACACTACAATCTGGAAGATCAGCCAGAACGGAAAATCGCCGACAAGGGGGAAAGCAAAGGGTTGGTTATGCAAGAAGATTTAACAACAATTTCTATGGAGGCTCTTCAAGAGCGACGTAGACAGACAGAGCAGAAGATTGCGAAGTTT